CAGGGCTTTGGAAATCATTTTTTCTTTGGTGGTGGAGAAGCACGTTTGACAGAATACGCAATGGCCACGGCCTGCTTGACCGGCTTGCCAGCTTTTACTTCAGCAGCTACGTTCTTGCGAAACGCCTCGGGTGATTTAGATTTAACGAGGGGCATCACTTTCCTTTCTTTGCCGTTTTAGCAGAGTCTTTAAAGTCTTTGGCAGTTGGCGCACCCTTATCACCAGGGCTTCGCATCTTCTCTTTAGACCCAGCAGCAATTCGTTGTTGTTTAGCATGAATATTGGCATATAGCCCCTGTTTAGTCGCCATGTTAAGACCCCATCCAACTGGTTGAAACCATGCCGCGATCAGAAGACACACGGCGCTCTGTTTTTAAATTGTACTCTCGGTGCGCCACAGGAAAAGCAAAGGTCACGCAAATGGCATCCGCCGCATCCGGTGAAGCAAGCCCCCGTGCTTTCATGTCTTTCTTGGACTCCAAGAATATTGTTCCACGTGAATCAGGCTTGATCATAGGTGAAACCAGATCCGTTTTCAAGAACCTGTCTTTAGGGATGCTTGCTGACCTTAACCAGTCCTTCATCTTGCCCCACATCTCAGCACGCTTGTTGCCGTACATAATGGGGTTGGCTGACTTGTTGCCAAAGTTTACGCCCTTGACCTTGTAGCGCTGTTCTTTCAGGCGGTCAACAATACCAGCGCCAAGACCACCCTCATCAATCACCACCATGGCCGGTTTCCATTCTTCCATGGCCTCAATAATATGGCCAACCACCGTCATCGTGTCATCGCCTCGATGCCGGTCAATTCGGATAATGTCCCTGCCCTGCCGAATTGCAAGGACTGTTGCATCAGCGCCAAACCTTGCAGGGTCCACACCAATAATGATGGGCGCAGTCTGATCCTTGTACTTTTCGCGCTTCATGGCTTCGTCCACAATGTCAGCCGGTATGAACTGGTCATCACCTTCTGACGGGAACATGCCATAGACCTCAACGTGAGCCTGGCTTGAGTCCGGTCCGTATTCGTCAATGATGTTCTGGTACACAGCCTTGTCCGTACCTTCTACGGTGCGCGCATCCACAACCTTGTTGGTCCAGAAATCTCGCTTGGAGTTAAAGCATTCGTAGAAGTACCCCGTATTTCGGCGGGGGTTGCTGAACGCCAACCATAGGCGGTTTGGCGTATTCTCCGTAAAGAAACCAGCGGTCACCGCCCAGATCGAGTCGTCAATACCAGATGCCTCATCAAAGATCACCATCACACCATCGTGGTTGTGAACTCCAGCGTAAGAATCTGGATTCTCAGCAGACCACAGCCGGCCTTCAACCGCCCAATACCGTGTGCCTTTTCGCAGATCTTTTTCCACCAACTCAGTGAGCCAGTTGGCAGGGGCTACTTTTGTCGCACTCACTTCAAACCAGTGGCTGTTAATGCTCATGGCCAACCACTTGGTAATCTCAGCCCATGTGACTGCTCTAAGCTGCGCTTCGCTGTTGGCCGAAATAATGGTCGTTGAGCCTATGCGTGTGGACAACATCCAGATGGTGAGCCAAGACACAAGGGCAGACTTGCCAATACCGCGGCCAGATGAGACTGCATGGCGCAGGGTTTCAAAGTCTATTAACCCATTCTGGCGCTTGATGTGCTCGGTAATCTCTCGCAACACTTCCCTTTGCCATTTTCTTGGTCCCTTGAAATTGTGCAAAGGCGTGTTCTCTTTACCCCAAGGAAAAGCAAACAACACAAAAGCCTCGGGATTGTTTGCAATTGCCGGTGACCACAGAGTGGCCATCACCTCTTGTTCGTCTTCGGGCTTGTAGATTGTGGTTTGCATTAAGGATTTGGCGGTTGTTGCTGAAGCATCGCATTGACCGGCGGCTGGGCCAACGCATTAGGCAACTCATAATTCATGCCCAAAGCAGATCCAGCAGCTGCACCACCACCATAGTACAGCTCGCGCCAATCTGATGGCGCCATTACCGGATTTTCTGCTTGCGTATAACCGGCCTTCTTGTGCGCGGTTAGGGAATCTTTCATCTCCGTCCATGACTGGCGGGGCAACAACCGGTAATCTGGATGTGCAAATTCATGGGGCTCCAAACGCTGACGGTACACATCCCACTTGCGCCACTGCTCTGGAAACAACTCAATCGTTGGATTTGGACCTCTGGACTCATCCACATAATCAACTACTCGCTTATAAAACGGGTTGAAATCTTGCAACTGCTTGGGCTCATACGCCAATTTCTCCGGCGTGGCCACACCAGGGATGTCATTAAGCTCACCAGTTTTTGTGCGGTACGTCTTCGACAACGAAGATCCCCCAATCACATCAATCGCAGCCTTCTCAACATCTTTAACCGGTTTACCCAAAATAGCTTCTGTCGTTGCGTCTGTCTTCAACTTGCCAGCCATCCGGTCACGGAACGCTTGGCCAACAATCGGATCATCCAACATCCGTTCATACGAATTACGGATCATGTGCAAATCAACCGCACTGGTATTGGCCTTCTCCAAATTCAACCACGGCGTGCCAAGTGATGCCGTCTTTGGCCCCAAGCCTGGCACCTGATTCATCACCCGCATAGTCACATCGCGCATAGTCTCCCCAGGCGCCATCTGAAACATCTCCGGCTTGTCCAAAATCAATTTGGCCAACATTGCTTGATTTCCCAAATCAGCCGTACCCAACACACCCATGCCACCGCGGCCAGCTGCCTGCACACCAGTCTGAAGCTGCGCGGTCCTAGACAGGCCAGGCTCACCAACCCTGCCGGCCAACGCCTGCAACTCATCCTGATTCACCAACCTCATGCGCTGCGCCAAAAACTCATTTGGCGTCAACGGCGCATTCGGCGACAACAACGCAAAATTCAACCGATTAAACATGTCCACCTGATCAGGGTTCTGCACCTCATGCGTCCTAATCAACTTCTGCATCAACTCATCATGCGTCTTTTTGGGCAACGATGCCGGATCAATGTTGTTTGCCTTCATCCAAAACATATCAGGCACAGTAAACGTGCCCTCCAACCCACCAGGTATCTTGACCTCACGCTTAGACGTCAGATCCGACACACCAAGTGATTTCGGCTCAGTCAACGTCATGTTGACCCCATGCTTGGCACCCCAATCTTTCCACTCAGCTTCACTTGCCTTTGGGCCAGGCGTGGTGGCCGGCTCTGCCCTCATGCGGCCCCTGGTCATCATCGCATCGTCAATCACCGACTTTGGCACCACACCAGAAATCTTAAACGCCGGACTCTGCATCAGCGATCTTGCAATATCTTCCTCACCGCCAACCGCGGCTTTCAACTCTTTCATGCTTCGGCCAACACCAGTGCCATCTTGCTTGGCCCTGAACGCCTCGAGCGCTTGGTTCTTCTCCTGACCCTTTAATTTTCCAAAAGCCTCAGAGTTAACCAACCTCAATTCTGCCTTGCTCAAATCCTGAATGCTTGCGCCCACCGGCAAACCCTTGGTTAACGGCGCCAACAACGGTGCGGCCTGCGCCATCAATCCCAAGTTATATGCCGGATTGGCCACATTGCGAATGCCTTGGTAATCCGGATGCATCACACTAAACCCCATCTGATCCGGCGCCGTTCCCATAAAACCTTGCACCGCAGCATACGTCCGCGGGTCCGGCAAAGTGTTTACATCCCGTGCTTGCGCCAACTGCCTTGCGGCTGCTCCCTGACGCTGAATGTTAGGGTTGCCAAAAAACGGCGCTGAAAGCGCATTCTGGCTTTGCTGGGCTAGGGCGTTGTATATGGGCATGGCGTGATGTTAAACGAAAAATTAAAAAATAAAAAATATTTTTAAAATGTTCGCGGGGCTACCGTTCCTGTGGCCCTTTCGCGCCGGCCCTACCCCCCCCGACCATGGCCAGTTGGGCAGGCCAGCGCCGGCTGGGCCACCCAACAACCCAAGTGTTAGTAAGCGCTTACATACTTAGCGGCTCAAATCATAATGAATACCAAACAACTCAGCGACTTTATACAATGTCCATTATGTTAAGTCGTAACGTGGTTACGCACAGGTTATACATGATCGTATGTCGCCAAACTCGGTTGTCCACAACCAACGATGAATAACTGCCAGTTTGCCCTGTGGATAACTGGCTTAAAAGGGTCATAGGTTTTGCCTATTGGTTTTGCCGAACCGGTAGTTTTTGGCTATGCGCCTGCGCGTAGTTCTTGAGAATCTATGCAAAAAGCGCATAACCCTCAACAATCATTTATTTTTTGCCTGCACATCTACAACGTTGCTATCGTCCTGAAGCACGCGCTGTTTAGCTTCGTTCAGGGCATCCAAGACGCTGATGCGGGTGTCGGTAACGCTGACGTCAATGCGATCACCGTACATTTTGGGCTTGAGTTTGGAGGCAATCCATTTGCGCGCATCGACTTGCATTCGCTTTTGCTGAACCCAAGCAGAAGCCATGGGTCCTTCCAAATGATCTGGCATGGGTTCGTCAGCCAGCTCGAGAATTTCTTCAGCCAGACGGTCGGCTCGGTTTTCAATGGCTTTCTCGTACATCTCCCGAAACTGAAGATTGTTTCGCAACATCATCATCACGGCATCATACGAAGGCATTCCTTCGGCTTTTAATGCTGTGCTTAAACTTTTTCCAAGCGACATTTGCTCGGTCATTATTTGCCAGCATGGATTGTCAATACCAAACACGGTTGGCCGGCCTGGCCTGCGTTTAACCGTCACTTCAGACGCCAAGTTTTGAGTCACTTGTAAACTCCTAAAAAACGGGGTACTGACGCCAAAGCGTGGTCCCCCAAAAATGCGGCAACTGCAGTTTTCCCACCGCACGCCATCATGTTATCACCTCAATTTCAACCTTGTACTGCTTAACCCCATTGGAGCGTTGCTTGTACTGCCAGTCTAATTGCTTGTGCCCATCGTCCACACCAAGCCAATCAGCAACCCCATCCCTGACCGCCTTAAACCCAGACTGCAGATTATCCCCATCCAACGCCCTTGGAGCCACCCTAGTGAGCACAATCGTGCAAGGTGGTACCGGAGGTGCGGCAACAGCACATAACGTGTTGTACGCCCTTTTACGATGATCCTTGGCCAACTTAGCCTTAACCGCCCAATGCATCCTGACATTGGCCACACTCACCACTTTCATGTCCATTTCCACTTCAATCATCCTAACCCCTTAAAAACTCAAAATCCGTGTACCGACGATTTGACCCGACTTTGTGTACCGAACCGAAGGGGGTATATATACCCCTTCGGTACGTTTCGGTACAACGGGCAAGTCGGGCATCGGTACGTTTCGGTACGTTTCGGTACATCGGTACATGGTTTCGGTACACTTTGACTGTACCGATCGTACCGAAATCGGTACAAATCGGTTCGGTTCGGTACATTTGACCCTAAAAATAATTACCGTTTCGGTACATCGGTACATCAATTTTGGTTGTTTCTGGCATAGTCATTGCTTAAATCGCCTCAGAATTCGGTGCTTTTGGTACGGTTCGGTACACCTCATTGTGCAGGCTAACCATGTCTTTCTTGGTCAATCCGTCCACGCATTCCTTAAATCTTCTGGAGTTCAGCCCATGCCCTTTGGCCGACTCCCTCCACTCGTCGTAGTTCGCAGACACGGCGATACCGTCTAAACCATCAGCCTGTTTCTTGGCCTCAATGGCCACCAAGCAGTTCAGGGCAATCAACTGGTTGCCTGGCAACACGGTACGCTTTTGCACACTGCTTACCAACCCGCTGATGTCCACACTGGTGAGGTACGCACCCTTGACTGGGTTGCCGTGTTTGTCAAGGATTGGCAAATCAACCTGAGTGATCTGGAAATTTTTAATCGCAGGCATTTCTGCGTCTTTCATCTTTTTGGATTCAAACTGGATGGTCTTAGAGCCCGAATCCAGCTGGCATTTGTACTCAGCGTCCAGTGCGCCTTTCAAAGCTGTCGATCCCCTGCTTCTGTCTTTGTCCATGGCGCCGCTGTGGTGTGCCACCAGCACGCAGCACTTGTAGTCTTGGCGCAAGTAGGTATCTAGATGCTGGATAAAGCTGTTCATGTCTTGGGTGCTGTTTTCATCCCCGCCCATGTTCCGCGCCAAGGTGTCGATGACAATCATGGCTGGTGTATGGCCACACTCTGTGGCCAAGGTTTTGATGGCCTCTGCCACCATGGCTGCTTCTGTGGCGTCATACAGTTGAGCTGCCCTGTGGCTTTTGAACAACGGTGCGCCGACCAGGCTGATGCCGTTGCCTAGCTCCCACGCCTTGAACCGCCGAGCCAGTCCGTTGTGCCCTTCGCCGGCGATGTAGAACACTGCACCCTTTTGCACGCCATGCCCATGCCAAGATGTGCCGGTTGCCACACAGCAGGCGATGTCGATGCTGACGAAACTCTTACCCCCGCCTGGGTCACCGAACACCTGCGCTAAACTGTCAGACTCAATGTAGTCATCGACAATCCATTTAATCTCAGCCAACTCCAAACTGTCGATGCGCGAGAACTCAAACGCCAGCTTTTCCCGAGCAGGCCCAGCCACGCGCTCAATCTGGTCCTTAACCGCATCCAGCCCCTGCAGGCAGTGCAGGTCATTAAAGTCTGTTGGCTTGTTGTCCACCATGTCAGACTCTCCAAAGCTGGGATACACAATCTCGCCAAACACCAGTGCCGCGGCAGCCCGTCCCTTAGTCACCCCAGGGTTGCCCTCCGTCCACTGGTCATTGTCTGCGCCAATAATGATCTTCGAGCCTGGGAACATCTCCTTTGCGCTCTTGGCCACCTTGGCCAAGTTGCCACAATCAAATGCCACCATGACGGTGTAGCCCGTTGCCTCATGGATTGAGGCGCAAGTGGCAAAACCTTCACCCACAAACACAATCTTGCGGTTACCCCGTAGCTCATAAAACCCGCCATCAATCTTGCCACCCTTCAAGAACCGTTTGTTCCCTTCAGCGTCAATCGTTTGGTAACTCAGGATCTCGCCAGACTGGTTGATCACCGGCACCACCAATCTGCCTGCCCTGTCAATCTTGATCCCATGCGCGCCAACGTGCTTGCGAACAAGGTAAGGATGGTCATCACTGGCATCAGCATAGGTGCCAACCTCATCCTCTGCACGCTCAGCAGCCACTGCCTGACTGGCCAACCGTTCTGCATCCTTCTTGGCCTTAAGCTCGGTCACCCACTTATCATGCTCAAATCGCTCAGTAAAAGACATGGACCGCCCAATGTCAGCCACCCACTTGGCTTCAAATGTAGGCTCCTTCCAGCAACCGGCAATCCCCACAGGGATCTTGCCACTGGTGTGCAAGATATACCAGCCATCCAGCGCCCCCTTCTTGCTTGATACATGTGGCACACGGTGGATCTCACCGTCAGCAATCAGGTCTTTGATCAGCAAGCCACTGGCCTCACAGTGGCCACGAAAAGCAACTTCAGGATTGATCAGGTCTTGCGACTCTGTGGCCACAGCAAAGCCGTTGGGAAAAATTGAAGTTAGGTTAGTCATTAAATTCTTTCACTGAGTATTTTCCATGCTGTTGCGGCACACAATGGGACTTGTCCGTTTCCAATCGCTTTAAGTCTGTCCACCCTAGAGGCCAACCCATCAACCATTCCACCCATGTTGCGTTCAATTGTGCGGGGGACATTTGCGGGTTCTCTCTCCCACCAGTTTCTGTCCACACCACACTGGGTAAATCCGAATTTCCCTGCCATCCTTTGCTTGGTCTCCTTGCCGCATAATCCGATTTGACTGGTGTAGGCCACATTTTCGTTAAATATCCTACTGGCGGTCCGTTTTGAGACCAAGTCACTTGTTCCGACAAGCATCCTGCCCCCACTCCGTTCCTGCCTATTTTCTTGCGATAGTCCAACCTTTTCTCCATCGACTCCACCGATCTTGTCGGAATGTCTACTGTGCTTGGAGTTAGCCACAATCCAGATTCTTTCACGTTTATGTTTTGCACCAATGTCGGAAGCAGATATAACTCCCCACCGACTGTCATACCCCATTGCGGTAAAGTCTGCAAGGACTCGTTCAAGTCCTCTAGTAACGAGCATTGGACTGTTCTCCACAAATGCGAATCTTGGTCGAACCTCGCCAATAATCCGTGCCATTTCTCGCCACATTC